CCTTTCGTATAAAGGAAAAGTAAAGAGAAAGCTCCTCCATTGTAGGTATGCGATCAAACAAATCTCCTCCAATGATGTGCATGTCACAACTCTCTGATTGTTGATGCACTTGGTCAAAAAATTCGTTATATCTTTTGGTTGCCCACTCAACTGGGACATTCTTTTGTCCCAGTTTAATGTGCCAATCAGCCGTAAATAAAATCATGCAATCTTAAACTCGTCTTCAATAGTTTCATCAATTTCATCGCCTGCACTTTCACGAACACGATCTAGTAGCTCTTTTTGGGCATCTGGAGTTGGACGAGGCATAACTTCATCCATAGATTTGAGATCTGCAATCAAAGCAAGCTCATCTTCGCCTAGAGCACGCGGCTTGCACTTAAGAGCCTGTAGCTGATACTCTACGTTATAAGGCAGAGGACCCGTTTTTACTCGCTTAAACTGTACATCCCAGCCTGTTTCGGGATCTGTTGGATCTCCTAAATCTTCTGCGGCAGTAATAATCTGTTCCCACAGCTTTTTCTTGAGGTTTACAACCTTGACTTGACCATTATCAATACATTGAGTTGCATAGCTCCAGCCACACTTTAGGTCAGGATAGTACTCACGAACCCAGTCTTTTTCCATGTTGTTAAAAGACTCTTTATTACGATCAAAAGACAAACACTCCAGGGGAATGTTTTTGTCATTCTCGCCTTTAATCCAGTATACATAGCGAGCAAGAATGTCGCCTACTAATCGAAACTTGTTATCACCGTCTGTATACTGAAAAGAAGTGATATTTGATTTTTGTGCAGCACCTTTGTGCTGGTTAAACTTAATAGCCATTAGTGTATCTCCTTTGGATTGACTTCTTCATAGCGAAAATATACTCTACCCTCGTCTATCTGAAGTAGCCTATTATCTTCTATTATTTTTTCGGGACTTAATCCTGGCATCAAAACCATCTCAAGAGACGGATCTTGTGTTGAGATAAAGTCTGCTGCTGAACGCAGAGCGCACAAACTTATATACTGTGCAACTTCACGGTATTTGTACTTAAATGAATGGTATAGGAGAACGTCGGGATGTAGCATAAAACTAATCCCTGAGAAATCTTTCTGCGAATATCTAAATATAGGATCGTACTTATTCTTAGGAATTTGTTTTTCAACAATCATCCTAAAAATTCGCACAATCTCAACGACATTACCTTTGGAGGCGTCGTAGATTTTCGGCCAGTCAAATAAGAACATATATTATACTAAAAAATACCACAAATGTCAAGAACTATTTTTTTACAGTTGTTTAATTGCATAGCCCTGTTTCATGTAATGACCCATGCGATTGGAAGCCTGCTTTCTTGCAGTGTTTCCTTTTAGATGTATATCTACGATCACTGGATCTCTCTTGTCCTCCTCTTTTCGTATTACGCGTCCAATAAGTTGTGTGAGGAGAGGTTCATTATTGATAGGAGTACCAAGAATGAGACAACTTAAGTTATTTACTGAGATTCCTTCAGAGAAGATAGATTGCGTACCAAATAGAATTTTCTTATTTCCATTCCTAATTTCAGATATGTACGTTTCCCTGTCCTCGTGCGAAACCTCACCCGTAACACATATTGCATCTTCTCCAGCCAGTTCGGCGCAGGCTTTCAAGAAATGCACTCTATCACTCACAACCAGTACTTTATGACCTTTTGCGGCGTAGGCCGCAGCAGTCAAAGCAATGGTGTGACGATATTCTTCATTATTAGCCAGAGCAGTAACTCTATTGGCCCAAGGTATTCTTGCTCCATCCATAAACCTTATCTCTGAGTTCAAAATGTGAACACTCGGAGGCATAAAGTTTTCTTTTGGTGGTTTGAATACATTGTGACCAAAGTAGTCTCGAAAGACTACATGCTTTCCGTCTTTTCTTTCTATAGTTCCTGACAATCCTATCTTATATCGTGCATAGTTTGTATCTATAATTTTAGAAAACGTCGGAGACGAGACATGGTGCATCTCATCCAAGATGACTGTCCCAAATATTCGGCGTATTTCTGGTATATTACGATAAAGAGTTTGAGTATTGCCAATAACCACAGGAGCAGAAGTATCAAAGCTACCGCTTCCAATAATACTTGGCTTAAATCCATAGACTTTCTCTACCTCCTTTGCCCACTGATTGCGCAAAGGAACTGTGTGGGTAACCACAAGTGTTTTTAGACCTAGCTTGCCGGCTATTGCAAGACCTGTAAAAGTCTTGCCCCAGCTGACCCAAGCGTTTATTATAGCATTATCATTTAACTCATCATAGACTACTTTTTGGCTATCTCGTAAATCAAACTTAAATGTTGGAAAGTCTGCTTTTATAACCTCTCTTTTATCTACAACTTTATAGTCCTGGGGAATTAAGTCAGTTCTACCGACAGGAATGCTAACCAACCCAGATTTTATTCGTGACATGTTCTTTATCACTAGAGGCGGATCTGTAGGATTATAAGATGGGATTGTATAAGTAAGTTCTTTACTGAGAAAGTCCTTATACTCGTCCGTTACTTCTAAGTAAATTCTATTACTTATTACTGCCTTCACAAACCTAAGTCCGTCTTCGCAGTAATGTAATCTTTTACGAAATCACTGCGTACAATATCCTTTATATCAAAATCTATTAAATCAAATTGATCCATAGCTTTCAATATCCGTATAAACTCTTGCAGACCGTTTTTCTGCAAGTCGGCCTGTCGAAAGTCTCCGCAGAACATAATCTTGCAATTTGTACCCACACGAGTTACAATTGAATCTAACTCATGAAAAGACATATTTTGACATTCATCTACAATTATGACTGCATCCTTGAGAGTAATTCCTCGTAGGTATGAAGTTGTCATAAAATGTAATAGTCCTTTTGTCTTGAGAATCTCATACGAATCTCCTCTCTGAAAAAGTTCTACTGCAATATCCTTATAGGGTTCTTCATAAACAGAAGCCTTCTCTTTCTCACTTCCAGGTAAAAATCCGATATCTCTTGTAGGTACTGCACTTCGTATGATAATTAGCTGTTTATATATGCCTTTTGTCATATCGTCAAATGCAAGATAACAAGAGATAAAAGTTTTTCCTGTACCCGCTACACCGTGAAGAACTAAATTTCTTTCGCTTTCAAAAGCTAAGACTTGGTTCCGTGTTAAAGGCTCAATATCATGTAATACTAGCCCAGATGAGTTTAGAGTTCTATTTTTTCTTGCCATAAATTTATACTTTTCTTCGAGTGTCAGATTTTGCAGTCTCCGAATACTCGTATAATAACCAAGGAATCTCTCCTATATGTAGAACTCCTGCCCAACTGAGATTATCAGCAGGAGGACGAGGAACTTTAAATGGAAAAGATACTCCTTTTAGCCACAAGACAGAAGCAATGTCTTTACGTTCTACTTTTCTTATCTTGTAGTACTTTAAGGAACTCGATGTTGTTTTTTCATAGATAAATGGAGTTCCAGCACTATCTATGAAGGTTTTAATTCTAGTTTGGCGGATTAGAGATACAGGAGCCGCGATAGATCCTCGAAGCGGTAATAAATCTCTTATGGGGGTCTGAAGTCTTCTCCTGCCCAGAGTTTTTCCAGGCATATTTCTATCATCCACTACTCTATTGTCTATGTATAGCAGCCCGTCTTGCTCGTCCCAGTTTGACGAAGGAAGAGCAAAAATTGGAAACTCAATACTGCCCAACTTCTTCCAGGTTATGACCATACATCTTCTCAAACTTACCTAAAGAATAATCTTCATGCACATCAAAGTCACAGCCAACGGGAGCGCCGGATATAGAAATACCACGATCGAGTTGAATAAACATTTTGAGTGCTCTACTGTATTGCTCTACTTCATCGTCTGGAACTTCTGCGAGTATTGAGTCATGTACAAGTGCAAAGATACGAGATTTCATCTTTTCTACTCGTATATAGTCATTCATGTCAATTGCGCCTAGAAGATTAATGTCCGAAGCAGGTGATTGTACCAAAAAATTAAGCCCAGACCGAATACTATGACTACGAATAGCAGCATCTTCAGATAATACGTTTGGAAGTCGTCGTTTCCGTCCAAAAAACGAATAAACGAACCCATTCTGTTCAATAAACTTTTGATTTGTCTCCAGCCACTTTTTAAGACGGTGAAAAGAGCCGAAATAATCATCAATAACTTCTTTAGCTTCTGATACACTGAATAATTTTCCTGAGTCTTTTGTAACTTGTTGACTGATCTTCGAAGGACCAGCCCCATACATAATACCAAATGTTACTGCTTTTGCAGCTTGTCTTTGAGTTCCGTAAAGCTCGGCAACATCTTCTACAGCACATGGTAGCTTGAACACTGTTTTAGCAATCGTACTATGAAAGTTTCCGCCGGAACGAAATACATCCATAAGTGCTTCATCATCTGCAAGTTTTGCTGCAACATATACTTCTGCGGTAGTTAAGTCCATTGCAACAATTTTATTGCCGGGTGCTGCTTTGATACACCCTTTTACGATTGGATTGTCGCGAGGCAGCTGCTGCATATTTAGCTTGCCAGAACTACTAAGTCGGCCGCTAGTAGTGCCATGAAGATTGAAATTAGTCCGAAGGCGAGAATCTCTATCAAGCTGCGGAATGATTTTATCAAGATATGTATTTTTGATCTTTGATTTTTGTCGTATGCTAAGTATGTGTTTTGGAACTTCATGTACTTCTCCAAGCTGTTGTAGCACTTCTGCATCAGTAGAGTTTGCTCCTGTTCCCGTCTTTTTGCCGGTAGGCTTGAGACCTATATAATCAAACAAGAGAGAACGCAGCTGTACAGTGCTGTTAGGGTTAAACTGTTTGCCCTGTGCTTCCTCAAATCTTTTTATTTCGGGTACATCATACAAAGATTGAATAGCTTCATCAATATCATCTTGCATTAAGCCCTGAGAAATTAGGAGTCGTTGGCGATCAAACGGTACTCCATTGTCCTGTGCATCAATTAGAAAACGACAGCCAGGAATAAGAATATGATCATATACCCATTTAAGCTTTGGATTTTCTTTAATTTTCTTGAATTTTTGATAGAGCAGAAAAGTACACACAGCATCCATAGCTGCATATGTTTTCATTACGTC